AGGAATGTGAAGTGTATCACCTTTCTTGCCAACATGACTCATTTTCTTTACTAAGTTAGCAATTACAAGATTAGACTTGTAAGCTGCTGCGATTTCGTCTGACCAAATCTCTGGGACAAAAGCGTCCACATTGGTTGGTGTGACGTGATTTGAATTACCTAAACCTGCCATTTTTATATACCTTTATAAGTTAAGATTATTTAACGCGACCTTCTCTATAAGCTCTGTCAAATTCATCGACATTAGCTTTATAGCGTTCTGGGTCACTTATCATTAGTTGGACTATATCCGAACGTTTATAGATTTTACGAGAGATTGGTTCTCCTGAACCTTTGCCTCCAGTTGTTGCAGCTTTACGCTGTTGCTTACGGTCTTGCTCATTTACTCCCTTAACTTTTTCTACAACTTCTTTGCGCTCAGACCAAACTGTTAATAGTTCGTCTGCTGCATTAAAATCATAATTGTCAGCTCGTTGTAATAGCTCAACACGTACGGTAGAACCTTTAACCCATTCACCAAATGCAGGGTCTTGAATAACCTCCATGTAGTCCGGGTGTTTAGCTGAAATTTTGCCTAAGACTTCTTGCTGTTTTTGTGCAGCAAGTAGCTCTTGCATCTGTTTCATCTCAGTACTACCAGCAACTGCTCTAGCGACAGCTTCCTTTGGATTGTCAAAGAAATCTACTTCATCGTCCATTGAGTTGTTGGGACTTATTTCTTGCTTGGTTTCTTCTGCCTTTGTCTTGATAAAGTCATCTACAATTTTACGAAGCTCACCAACTTCAGAACTCTGACGACCAACCAGCTTTTCAGCCTCTTGGTGCATCTGCACAATCTCCTCAATGGACTTACCTTGATATTTATCAGGGACAGTACTTTCAGGTTCTTGTGTAGCTGTTGTCTCTACTTGAGCAGCTTCTTGTTCTTCTTGTTGTTGTGGTTCTTGTTCGCCGAAAAGGTTGACAAGTTCTTCGTCTTCTTGTAAATTTAGTTCTTGGTTATCAAGGGGGTCTATTACCTTAGCCATTTAATGATTTCTCCGTACTTATAAAAGTATTGTGGAATTATTGTTTAGCGGCTTTCTCGTGTCTTCTTGCCCATTTGATAGACTCACCTGCAAAGGTTTGGTCTAACTTAAAAGAAGTACCAGAAATTATCCGCGTTGCTGTGTGACCACATTCAGAACATAACACTTGTCTTTGGTCGGATTCAGTGAAATGTTCTGTTACGTGGTTGTTTATACACTTGAAGTCAAATAGCCTACGCATCTGACTCCTCTGTGTAATTTGCTTCCTCTAAGGCAGCTTCATAAGTATTAGTTATGGAGTCCTGCCATGTAAGGAGTCTTTGAAATACTTGCAGTTGGCCTTGTGCTAGATGTAACTCTTTGGCATCTTGGATTGCGAGTATCTGAATTGTATCTACGGCTTGTTGGACATCAGCCATAAACTGTTCCCAACCCTCCTGCATAAACAATTCAAAATAAGTGTTGTAGTATTGTTCTACCTCTGGTTCTAACATTCATTCTCCTGTATGGTGAAGTTAGTTAAATTTATATACTTAATATATTATACCATATTGTTCATGGCTTGTCAAGGATTTTATTTTTGATTTGCCATTTGAAGCTTGACAATCTCTTCTCGACTACTAATTTCTTTTTCCTTTAGCTCTAACTTAGCTACTTCAATAAGTTGTTTAAACTCATCAAGCGGCATATTTTTAGCCATAGCAGATATACGTCTAGTTTCTTCCTCAACAGGTAGTAGCTGAGTTTCAACTTGATTTTGTTGTACACGAGATACAATCTCTGCTGTCATAGCTTGCATCTGTTCTAATTGAGCCTGAGCCGTAGCCATCTGTAATTGCTGTGCCATTTGTGCGGCTTGCTGTTGTTCAGGGTTAGGCTGATTAGCTTGACGTAGCTGCTCAATAATCTGCTCACGGTTAGCCAAGCCCATGTTATCCACAATGGATTCAATTAGCATTGGGTACATTGGTGACTCAGGAGACATAGTTTGTAGTAGTTGTACTAGCTGTGTTACTTCGTACTCACGAGCAACAATACCTAACGAACTAGAAGCTACAAACTTGTAATCTTTGATAGGGTACAAGTCAGGTGAAAACTGCATGTAACGACACGCTGCCTTCTCTACGAAAGGTATTAGGAAGTTCTCTTGGAAGTTAATCAATGTACGCTTATGGCGTTTGATGATTGCACCTAGAGCCATTGACGTACCTGCTGCTGTGCCTTCACCATTGATTGATGCAGGAATACCAGCACTATCAATAGCTCCAGTAGCTTGCTGCACCATTTGTTGTAGCTGACTTGCTTGGGCAAACGATACTTGGTCTAATTGGCCGAACTTAAATGGTTGTAAGATTTCAGCAGGTGAACCATTAGTTAAAATAGTTTTTCCCGGCCTAATATCTAACTTAGCACCACGAGGCATACGAGATGCGTCTACAGCCATCATAGGGTGGACTGTAAGAGCTAAAGCATCAATACGTGCGCGTAGCTCAGTGTCTAATGCTTTCTGGCTGTTATACGCTTTTTCACAGATGCCACGACCCCAGAATTTAAATGGTACTAAGTCCCAAGAGAAAGCAACCACTGGTCGGTCTTTTTTCATGTAAGGATTGTTTTCAACCTTTAGGATTGTAGAACCATTAGCAATAACTATAATTACTTCAGTGTAGCTTTGGTCTTTGTCCACTGGGATAATGTCTTCAACTTCATCATCGTCAGATACATTGCTTAGCAATTCTGTAGGTACTAGGCCGTAATACTTAGTTAGGCGTACCATATCGTCAGTAAACAACGTAGTAATTTTACTAGCATCTTCTAGTTCCGGGTCGTATACGTCCTTCTCTACGTCTACGTCCAAGTATATGCCAGAGTCAATACCTTGCTTAACTTGATGGTACGGAACCATCTTATCAATAGCTACACCTAGTGCATCATCAATGTTAGTAGCTAGTGGGTCAATCAAGAAGTTCTGAGGCATGATTGGGTCTAGCTTAACTAGGAAGCGGTCTTTTTCATACACGCCAAATGCCTTCATGCCCATTTCTTCGTTGTCTTCCGTTGCAGGGACAAACTCTTTTACTTCTTCTAATACCAACTCTGCAATGCCTGTACCGAATACAGCAGCATTGATAAGACACTCAGCTACCGAAGAACGAGTCTTAGCAAAGTGCATGTCTTCTTCTAGTTGATTACGTAGGAAACCAATGTCTCGTGGGTTTGGGTCTTGTAAGTCATCTTTAATATCAAAGAATTTACCACGACCAAATGTAGCTTCTTCAATCTCTGCAACGGAACTTTCTACCGCTTGCTGCGTAGCAGGAGAGATAAGGCGAGAACGCTCAGAGTCACGCATAGTGTCTGACTTGTCCCAGATACCACGCCAGATACGATAGTACTCATCATGTATCTCCGCGTAGTTGCTCTCATAGTGGTCACGCCATTGGTCACACTTGTTAATTACCCAAGACTCTAAGGTCTGGCCGTGAATCATATCATCGTCATTCATAAAATTAGTATCCTGCTATTGGGTCTAGTAAGTCGAAGGTATCTTCTTCATAATCATAGTAGTACGAAACATTTGCTAGTTGATCTATGTAAGCTAGTGCATCAATTAAGTCATCATGTACTTGTGGGTTGGGGAATTGAAATAGCTCATCTAAAAACTCTGTATTCCATTCACCTTCGTTAATAGTAATAGCTCCATGTTCAAAACGACCTTGTAAAGCAGCTACAATACGGTCAGTCTTTTT